GGGGTAGATACCCGAGCACACGCTATGGTCATGGCTAATTTATTCGGATAGGAAAATACAATGGCAAACCCAAATTTACTTCAAGCAACAAGTTCTTTAGGATCGTGGACAGGCGTAATCGTAGGTACTTCGACTTTGCCGATGGGTACTGTTGTAAATGCGCCTTCAACCGATAACGTAAGAAAGATTGTTAGTCTTTATGCGTGTAACACAACAGCATCAAGCATTACATTAGAGATGCAGGTAGATAACCCAGGTATCGAAAGAACTTTAGTGCATGAACTAACTATCCCTGCAAATGCAACTGTAGTGATTATTACAAAAGAAGCTCCAATATATTTATTAGAATCCCATACGCTACAAGCAGTAGCTAGTGCTTCTGGGATTCATCTTAATGTTGCCTATGAGGATTACTCATAATGTTAGCTCGTACAGGCGGCTTCATTGGACATGAACCAGAGGATACTCGTGTAACCGCCTCTGGTGTTTGGTCGTTAGAAGAAGCTATCCGTAGACAAAACGATAAGAACTGGGGTAACTATACGGCTGAGTTAGTATTAGATACTTCTACTGAATGGACTCCAGCAGCTTATGAGCTTAGTACTACAAACAACAGCACTGAGCCTTACGGAGTAAATCGTTTCTTTACTACGGCTGATGCAACCTCTCACGATATTTACATCGGTTTTGTATTACAAGGTAGTGGTCAAGCTTTCTATAAAGACATGACGATTGCGGGTGTTGAGATTAAATTCGGATCAACAACAGAAACCTACAGAGATTCGTCTTGGTCTGGTTGGTCAACAACAACAGCAGGTGTTACGCCAGGAACTAGCCCGACAGGTTTAACCTTTACCACCGTAGCTATTGGCACAACGGCTGAAAGATGGAATATTGATAGGCAGGGTACAGGCTCATCTCAGACGGGTATGGCTAACGGTATTGTTTCTTCACCAGATTTTGACAGTAATTCCATAGGTCAGCTTGGTAATGGTTATTATCTATATGTTGAAAGCTCTAGCCCTACTGCTAACGGTGACACGTTGTGGTTAAAGAAAACCATTACCCCTGCTATTGGTGATGAGATTACGATCAAAATAGCAAACTACTTCAACACAACAAATACAGTGACATACGCGTCTGTTGTAGAAGATTGTATGCAGATTCTAGTAACTTAAAGGTTAGGCAATGAACACCATTATATTCAATTCAATTCGTAACTCTGATACTGGTTTCATTACATCAGTGTCATTTTGTTTCACACATACAAGTGAAGGCAAGACAGTTTACTCTCATCCTTACTTAGTTAGCTTTGAAGATCAGCCTGACGATATGGTTGATTTTGAAAATGTCACTGAAGCAATGATGTCAGAGTGGATTAATAATCAGTTTGAAGATGCTGTATTAACAGCTATCAGCACAAACCTTCAGGACAATATTGATTCACTACCTAGCGCAGCTCATGGCTTGCCGTTTTAATAATGGATACGAGACATGGATATTGAAACAGCAGAACGATTAGCCAAGCTAGAGACGCAGGTAGACAAGCTCATTGAGATGGTTGAAGAAAACCACAAAGACCTACACGAAGTCAAAGATCAACTGACTAAGTGGAAAGGTATTGCCGGTGGTATTGCCATTGCGGTCTCATGTCTATGGGCAGCAGGAATCGCTATCGTTGAGTGGATGAAACGCTAGTGAGCGTAGCAGAGATGGTACTGATCTACGCACTAAACAATGGGGTGTGGAAGATGACCGCAGATGGTGTACCACAAATCTGCCTGAGCGTCCCTGTAGAGTCCTCTGAAGGCAAAACAGAGACTTTCCAAGGGTGTACCGCAGTACCAGAAGAAATGCTCTTAGAATGGCTTAACACAGCCTATGTGAAGGTATGATCGATGGACCCAGTTACCTTAGTAGCTACGGCTTCAGCAGCATTCAAGGGACTCAAGTCCCTAGTGGAAGCGGGCAGGGAGCTAGAAGATTGCATGAGCCAACTGAGCAAGTGGGCGGGTGCAGTAGCGGATATCGACAAGGCAGCGGAACTCGACAAACGCAAACCCTCCCTGTTCAAGAGCTTAATCCCATCCAATGGCAAGAGTATCCAAGCACAGGCTATGGATATGTTCGCTGCAAAGAAGGCTGCTCAGAGACAGCGAGACGAGTTGCGGCAGCTTATTCAATATACCCAGGGCGAGAATGGGTGGCATGAGTTCTTACGGATGGAGAAAGACATCCGTGAAGAAAGACGTAAGACAGTCCATGCTGAGATGGAGAGAAGGCAGAAAGTCAAAGACCTGTTAATGGCTTTAGGGCTAACTGTCTTATCTATTGCTACATTAGGGCTACTCCTAGTCCTAGTGTTAGCCATTAAGAATCAATAAGTTGTAACACTTTCTTAAACTTTTATTGTATATTCTGTTGCTATGTCGAAAGAAATGAACAAAAAGGGCGCTGGCATTCTCAAGCGTATTGGTGTCTCAGGCTATAACAAGCCTAAGCGTACGCCTAATCATCCTACCAAGAGCCATGTGGTTGTGGCTAAAGAGGGTGACAAGGTTAAAACCATTCGCTTTGGTCAACAGGGTGTAACGGGTGATAAGAAGCCTACTGCTAGACAGAAGTCCTTTAAGGCAAGACACGCTAAGAACATCTCTAAAGGTAAGATGTCAGCAGCATTTTGGGCAAACAAGGTGAAGTGGTAATGAAAGGTTTATACGCAAACATACATGCTAAACGTAAGCGCATTAAAGAAGGCTCAGGCGAGAAGATGCGTAAGCCTGGTAGTAAAGGCGCACCTACAGACAAAGCATTCAAGAAGGCTGCTAAGACAGCCATGAAAAAAAAGAAATATTAATGAAGCCAGTCCTGATCAAATGGGTCGATATCGTCTCCTGGTCAGGTTGGAACGATGAACTAATCGAGCAAGGAAAAGACGAGCCAGCAGTATTCTTTACGGTCGGATTTATCCTACGAAAAACAAAAACAAAGCTCACAATATCCGATACGGGTAACGCCATTGGAAACATAACCACATTCCCTATGGGATGTGTGCAGGAGATCGTGGAGCTAACAAGTGGAAAACCTAACCGAACTACTAAAGTACGCAAACGAAAGCCAAGCTAGAAAGATTCAGGCCTATATTGATTGTGGATGCAATGCCACTGAAGCTGGCAAGATCATAGGCGTTCACAGAACTAACATCACCAGGGCAATCAAATCTGTCCGTAGAGCAGCGTCAAGAAGGGGACACTCCCCTGATCACGACATGACCCATCCTGTCCCTGAGGGTTTCAATGTAAAGGGTGTATCCACCTATTATGATGAAGACGGCAAAGTCAGAGGTCAGTGGGTCAAATCACAGGAAGATAAGCAAGCCAGAATAGACGCCCTTGTAGAGCGATTAGAGGCGTTTGAATGGAAGCCTGCTCCTAAGATTGCCTGCAACGTTAAAAAGCACGACAGCGAGCTGTGTACGCTTCTGACGATCACAGACTTCCACATGGGTATGTATGCCTACTCCAAGGAGACAGGAGATGATTGGGATACTGGCATTGCCGTAAAGGAATATCTAGCCGCAGTACAGGAAATGTGTGATGGCTCACCGGATTCTGAGGTAGGTATCCTGAATCTACAGGGTGACTTCCTACACTGGGACGGATTAGATGCTGTTACTCCTACCAGCAAGCACGTTCTGGATGCTGATACCCGCTTCTCTCGACTGATCGATATGTCGCTAGACGTTATCATGATGTCAGTTGAGATCATGTTAGCTAAGTTTAGCCAGGTTAAGGTGATTGTCTGTGAGGGCAACCATGATCTAGTAGGCTCTATGTGGATTCGTAAAGCCATCAAGAAAATCTATGAGAAGAATCTGCGGGTTGAGGTCGATGACACTGACTTCCCTTTCTATGCTCACCTTCACGGGGACATCATGTTGGCATTCCATCATGGACACAAGGTGAAGAACGGTAGTCTGCCAGCATTATTTTCTTCAGAACCCCGTTACAGAAAGATGTGGGGTATGTCAGAATATACCTACATCCATACGGGACATTACCACCATACAGAACAGATGATGGGAGAGGGTGGTGGCGCTATTGTTGAGCGTCATCCTACTCTAGCGGGTAAGGATGCCTATGCTGCTCGTGGTGGCTATCATTCCTGGCGGGCGGCTCATGCAATAACGTACCACAAAGCGTACGGGGAGCATCGCAGAGTAACCGTAACTCCTAAGTTTAAGGTAGAAGATTGATGTTTGGATTACCATTAGAAGCAGTCACTATGATTTTTAGCACCGTTTTAGGTGGTGTTATGAAAGCATGGGGTCAAGCCCAGCAGGATAAAGCTGAGCAATTTAAGATGATGATGCAGCGTAATGAGCAGATCGAAGAAGGTGTACAGAATGCGAGAGCTATGCAGAACCCTAATGCAGCTTGGATTCGTCGTTTTATTGTTATCTCTGCAATGCTGGGCGGTCTGGGTATTGTATTCCTTGCTCCAATCCTCGGTCACGCCACGTTTGTACCAGTAGAAATCACTAATGGATTCAAGTTGTTATTTCTCGACTTCACCAATACAGTGACCGAATACAAAGAGATGTATGGGTTTGTGACACCCGATTGGCTCCCTTACGCTATCACTAACATTGTCGGCTTCTACTTTGGTAGTGCTGCTATGCAACGCAAATGAGAACCATGCTAGCAATATCAGTATTGATACTAAGCGGCTGCTCCAGTAAGGGTTGGCTAGGCACTCAGCCAAGCGACGAAAGCGATTGTCATTTTGATTCTGTTCCATTGTGTATCCGTATTACTGGTGGTAAAGTGGACTAGCGATCTATTCAGATCTGCTCCTTTTAGGCTTTTGGTCTTTGGCCCCTCCACGCGAGGGGTCTTTTTTTACTGATCGTCAATAATGCAAACCGCCTGGTAGTTCACGATAGGTCTGCCAATCACCTCGACAAACTGCTCTCTTGCATCAAAGCATTCATCCATCGAATTGAATGCAGCCATCTTATTAACGTCTACTCGATCACCTGTTAAGGCAATGTAGACCAGTATCCATTTCATCTGTCAGCTCCTATAAACATGATTGACTTAATTAGCATCTTCTAATATACTGTATGTATACACATTGGAGATACACATGAAAAACTTAATCGCACTAGCAGCTCTTGTTGCTTCAGCTCAGTCATTTGCTTTCGTTGATGACACTAACACTAACCATAACGGTTCTGCTGAGTCTAAAGCTACAGTAGATGCAGAGGGTCGTGGTGTTGCTAACTTCACTATGAGCTTCTCAGGTTCAGCTACCACTAAAGGTAATATGGATGCTGACGGTATGATGCAGAACATCTTTGGTTCTGAGTCTACTCCGTACTACTACCGTTAATAATGTACCCACTTTGGGGACTATCGTCCCCATTGTTGGGCCATTGCATTAGCTATCCCCTGGAACGTCATACTCCTAGCCTTAGGACTCTTGTTATCTGAGTACCACTTAGGCAGCTTCTTCCCAGTAGGCGATACATAAAACTCCCCCTTATCTACAATGTTAGTAGGCACTAACAATGGAAGATCGTGTAACCACAAGCAGGTTTTCTTTTGTGCTTGATCACCATACTCCCAGGGCTGAATAATTTGGTCAGGCTTTCGCCACAATGTTGACATAATTCCGACAGGATTCTCGATAGCGTATCTACCTATCTTCTCCCCTAGCTCCACTATGGCCATGAAGAAATCAATACCCTGTTGCTGTCTACCATCTGCTCTTTTAGCGGCAAAATGCTTAGCACCACTAACGGCTAGGTGAGTACAGGGTGGGAACGCTATCATCATGTCCCAGTGCTGTTGCTGTAGATCAAACACATCGCCCTGGTAATGGTATTCAGAGTCATCGTCTGATGGGATTAGGTCACAACTCCAAGCGTCATGCCCTAACTTTCTAAAGGCTTCCCTTACTCTGCCTGAGTATTCACACGCAACTAATACTTTCATAATAATTCATAGGTAGCTTGGTCTAATTTGGTCATTAATCTGAGAGCCATCTTGATGCCATGTGAGGCGTTACCCTGACCTAAGGCTTTGGCTATTTCGTAATCGTTATCTGTCAGGCAGACATTCCGCCTAGTCGCTTCCTGTCTGCCCTTCAGTCTTTCACGTTTAATCATCGACATGACGATACGAAATGAATTCACAGATGTCATAAACCCTTGATGGGCTTACGCCGAATTTCTCAGCAATTTTTTTCCGAGTAATTGATTCCGCTATCTGACGGTGCTTCAGACGTTCCCTGTCCAAAGCCCTCATTAAGCGAACATCATCGTCGCTTAACTTACCACTCACCAAGGAATATCCTCGTCAGCTTGTTTAGCTTTAGCTGGAGCAGCCTGTGGCTTATCCTTCTTAGGCGTTAGATAACCCTTGATAACGGGAGCATTAGGATTAGCGTCAGGACTTTTCTTCCAAGCGTTTACCCAGTACTCATTACCATCTGAGTCTTTAGCAGTACCTTTAACGTCTGCGTGAGTTTCTTGCTCCTTCTGGTCATTCTTCCAGAGTGCAAATTCGATCTGACCTTCTTGTAAAGGCATAGTTATTCTCCTTTTGTAGAGTGAATTAATGATTTGATTGCAGCTTTCTGCTTTGAATTAAAGAGCTTCCAGACTTCGGCCATAGTGTCCTCGTCTTCTTTAAGCTCATCGCCCAGTTGACGTAAGGCCAAACCGTCCTCACTGTCGAGCGCATCCACGAATCCTTTAACATACTGTTGTACCAGTTCCTTATTTATGCGCTTAGGCTTGTCCTCTGAAGGCAAGTCTTCGCCACGATAAATGTAAAGGCCAAGTCCCGTTGCAACTGCTACTGCTTTAACCAGGCATCGTTGCCTAGCGTCACTGATCTGACGGCTAGTGGGATTGACTACTGAGTTATTACGGTGATCCATTACAGGCAGATACATACTTCTGCTGAATGAGTGTTCACCTTCCTTAACGGTTACTACACATGACACCTCAACGGTTTCATCTCGGTAGTAAATTGGCTCACCAAACTCATAGTTAGACTCAGGGTAGTAATCCGCTAGGGTTGCCCAGCAGTCGCTCCATGAGAGGTAAGTCAAATTCATTTTCTTGGAAGTCTTGTCATTCACATTAAGGTGTGACATCTCTTCCCAGACTTTCTTTTCAAAGCTCATTTCTGCTCCTTTTTTTCTATCCACTCGCTTCTCGTTTCTTTAAGCCAGTTTCTTATTGCTATGCCAACATAATCATTGTCTTTCTCACGACCCATAAAATTGACTGGTCTATACTTTTGCTTGTACACAATAGCTTGAACACGAGAACGGCTTAGCCCATACAGTTTTCCAACATCCGTATAAGTCATACCGCTTTCATAATCATGCAAGATGCTAGCATCGCGTTTTCTGTTATTAATATCATCGGTCATCGTTGATGCCCCTCAGGTATCAGTGCTTCGAGTTTCTTCTTGCAGTTTTCTAATGACTCGTGCATCAGTAGCAGCTTGGCATCAGTTAGCTTCTCGTCTGACACGAAATGCCATGTGGTCAACAACTTAGTGATCATGGCGATGGTGTGGAACAAGTCCTCTAAATCAGGGTACTCGTCCACTGGGATTAGCTTGTCGTTATTCATTCATTGACTCCTCTAGTCGAGTAGCAATGTCATTCAAACGCCAGGTCATATCTTTGTGCTGATCGTAATAACCAGCAGAGACAAGATTCCTAATGGCATTAACGGCAAGCCAGATATCATGGTTAGGGTCAACTTCAAATGGCCCTAACGTATAGTCGTTCTCAGTGTAAACCGCCGTCTCTTCGGGCTTCTTGGTACTTTTCAATCCACTCATTTTCTACGTCCTCTTGCACTTGGATAGTTAAGGCACGTTCCACGTCTTCGCGCAGTTCAATGCCAAAGGTTTCAGGATGGTTCATCAAACGCAGCAAGTCAGTTGACATAAGCTGCTCTAGGATGATCTCGCCAAACATTGACGGGTTTGACTCAATCAGCTCTTCAATCGCATCACCTAGATCAATCAGATATTCTGTTGAATCAAGGTAAGCCTCGAATGCTGCTTCCAAGTCAGGGTCATTGTCAGGGTCAATTTGACGATCAGGCGTGTCCCAGTACATACATAGGCTCCACTGTTAGGTTTAAGGTTCGATAGCTTGGTTGGCAGTACAGGATGTCTTCCATCTGTTCAGCACTGTGGTGACGGCCATTGTCAATAGCGTGTCGAGTGCATTTAGCTGCCAGGTCGATAGCCCTGTAATAGTCGGGATGACCATAATTTAGGCGTGTGCTTATTTGGTACATATTCACCTCTTTGTTGTTTGAGCTTTGAGTATAGATGGAAAAAATATTTAATGCAATATCTTTTACAAATTAATTTTTTGTGCTTTAATGCAGCACTCAAACAGGAGAAACGTATGAATTACGAAAAAATAAAAGACAAATTAACAGACCGAAACCTACGAGTAGTTGCCGAGCGCATTGGCATGGAACATTCTAAGTTGTGGCGACTTGCCACTGGCCGAACACAGACCCCGTTAAAGGAAGACTTGCAAGCGATTGCTACCTATTTGAGGAAGTAATCATGGATGCAAAAGACTTTGTAGCCCGTCTTGAAAACGTCAAGACAAAGGGAAGGGGTCAATACCTCTGTAGTTGCCCTGCACACGCTGATTCTGACCCATCTTTAGCCGTTACGGAGACTCCGAATGGCAAGATACTGCTGAAGTGCTTTGCGGGCTGTTCTGCCCTAGAAATTGTCCAATCTATGCAGTTGACGCTAGAGGATTTGTTTCCTGATGCCCATGAAGAGCATCCAATGGCCTTTGCACAACGGGAAATGGCAGCTCGCAGAAAGACTCAGGACAAGATTGAGTATGCAAGAACCTATCTTGGCTTGGTGACAGCTCAGCTTCGAGCTGGTGAGGTGGTTGACGAGAAGGTCATCGTAAAAGCCTACAAGCTGAAGAACTTCCTTGAGGATCAAGGTGCAGCCTAATGATAATTAGACCTAAGAACTGGGATAAATTCCAGCATTACCGAAACAGAACACCACCCTGGATTAAGCTCCATCGTGATGTCCTGAATGACCGAGCCTTTATGTTGCTACCAACCTCTGCAAAAGCACTTGCACCGTTATTGTGGTTGTTAGCTAGTGAGTCCGAAAAAAGTGAAATCAATGCCGATCTCGACGATCTTGAGTTTCGACTACGAATGAAGAAGTCAGAAATAAAAGAGGGTCTGGAAGCCTTGATACGACAGGGTTTCTTCAAAGTTGCTAGCAACGTGCTAGCAGAGTGCTATCAAGATGCTAGCGCAGAGAGAGAGGGAGAGGGAGAGGGAGAACTATTGTCTGCCGCTAAAGCGGAAGACGAGTTCTTCGAGAAGTTCTGGGAAAACTATCCCCGTAAGGACAGCAAGAAGAAGGCACGTCAGGCTTGGAACAAGCTAAGCAAGACGAGCAAAGAGAAAGCCATTAAAGATGCCAAAGAGCGTTATGAGGGTGTGCAACGTCAGTTCATACCAATGGCACCGACTTACCTTAACGGTGAGAGATGGAATGACCCATCACCAAAACCTAAACAGCAGCAGATAACGGATTGGATATGAAAGAACTACCCGACATTGATTTTGAGAAGTATTTAAAACAGCGAGAGAGCGATCTATACCTACAGAAGGTAGATAGACCTACCCAGCACCTAGAAAAGGCCTTAGAACGTCTCTCAGGGACTCTAAAGCCCTATGGTGACACTCTTCCCTGGCATAAAACCCACGAACACTTCCGATTTAGGGATGGAGAGTTGACGTTATGGGCTGGTGTGAATGGTATGGGTAAGTCATTGGTAACGGGTATGACCTCTATCTGGTTAGAGCGTCCTGTTGTCGTGGCTTCGATGGAAATGCTACCTGAGGCTACCTTAGCTCGCATGATTCGTCAGGCTGGTGGTATGAGTAATCCGAGCAAGGAGTATGCAACCGCTATAACGGAACAGCTAGATGGCAGAGTGTATATCTATAACCAAGTAGGTGATGCAGAGCAGGGTAATTTGTTCGGAATGATCCACTACGCTGCTGCTGAGCTTGGTGTCAAGCATTTTTTCATCGACTCATTGGTAAAGATTAAAGGTGTTGGGCCTGATGATTACACTGCCCAGCAAGAGTTTGTGAACAAGTTGACTCAGATTGCAAAGGATGAACACGTCCACATTCACTTGATCTTGCATATGAGAAAGCAGCCGAATGAGTCAGAGATGCCCCAAAAATTTGACGTTAAGGGTAGTGGAGCCATTGTAGATTTGGCTGATAATCTTTTGGTAATTCACCGCAGAACCATTGGTGATCTTGATGACGGTAATCCTACTGGCTTTATTCGAGTCGCTAAGCACCGTCATGGCGAGTGGGAAGGTACTTGGGGATTCTGGTTCCATGAGGATTCACAGCAATGGGTTCCTAGTCCTAAGATGGGTGCTATGCCCTGGCCAGAACCAGGCAGGCAGTGGAGTAAGAATGATCAAGTGGAAGACCGTCTAGGAGGTATTTATGCCTAATGTAGTGAGCTTCAGTGGTGGCAGAACGTCTGCTTATCTTGTTTGGGAGATTGAGCAAAGACGTAAAGCAGGGAAGATTGATGATGTGCATTATGTCTTTATGGATACTGGCGCAGAGCATCCAAAAACTTATGAATTTATCCGTAATGTTGTCAAATACTTTGGGATAGATTTGGTTTGCCTTCGAGCCAATGTGATTCAAGAGCAAGGTAAAAGTGCCACTTACCATGTGGTATCACTAGAGGATTGTAAGCCTGATCTGATCCCCTGGTATGACTACACCAAGAAATACGGTATGCCTCATGTAACTATGCCGAAATGTACTGATGTAATGAAGATTATGCCGTTTAAGAAGTGGTGTATTGATCAGTTTGGCAAAGATAACTACACAACATGGCTTGGCATTCGTATTGATGAGCCTAAACGATTAAAAGATGTGCCTAATATGCGCTATTTGGCTGAATTATCCGTTAAAGACAAGCAAGACATTAATGATTGGTGGTATGACCAACCATTCGACTTAGGCTTGCCTGATTACCTCGGTAATTGCGTGTTCTGTATCAAAAAAGGCGCTAATCGAATTGCATTAGGGCAAAGAGATGAACCTTATCTTGCTGATCAGTGGCGTGACATGGTGTATCGAGATGGAATGCACGTTACTGCTGGCAGAAAAGAAGCAGGTATTCCAAATGAGGCTTGCTATCGTAACTATCAGACCTTTAACGGGATTACAGAGGCATTTGAAGACAATACTCGTGAAGAGCTACTAAGGACATTGCGATCAGCTTCGGGTTCTTGTGAAGAATCCTGTGAGGTATTTAATTGTCAATTGGATATGTTTGATTGATGTATAAGAAGACCGACTTGGCTCAATATATGCTTGAGTGTGAGGCTAGGTATTGGAAGGAACAAGCCCGTAAGAATGGACGTGGCTGGTGGAATGCTCGTAAGGATGCGATTGAAAAGAAGCGTGGAAGAGACGCACTGGAAAGACTATTGGAGGAGATGAATGGTAACGCTTGATGGAAAAGAAGTGGTTGACATTATGATCGATGGGGTTGATTCAAAGGATGCACCTGACTTTTGTGATGCCTTTATTTGTGATGCTACCTGGGCGCACTCAGGCTACCCGTTAGATGAGATGGCTATTTACAGGCTACAGGATCAATATCCTGAGCTAGTGATTGAGATGGCAATGGAGAGTCTTTATGGCGATTAATAGCCGTAATAAAGGAGCTGCTGCTGAGAGAGAAGTGGCCAAGATTATCTTCGATGAGCTAGGGATAAAGGTAGAGAGAAACCTAGACCAATGGCGCTCAGGTGGCTTTGACCTCAGTGGTTTGGATGGTTGGGCCATAGAAGTTAAACGGGCCAAGAAACCGCTACTGGCTCAATGGTGGACACAGACAGTGGCCCAGGCAGAACAAGGTGGGCTACATCCTGTTCTGTGGTACAAGCTGGACTACCAGAAATGGCGGGTTGTGGTGCCGTTAAATCGAATCTGCGATGGTTTGGAATACAGCGGTGGTTTGGAATATACGGCCGAATTAACGCCCCAGGGCTTTGCTTGCCTATATAGGGAAAAGTACCTAATACCTTGAAATAATTGAAAAAAAGTATTGACACGTTGCAATAATTTCCTAAAATGACACTTGTCAATAAGACAAAGCTAAACATTTACCAAATAGGAACATAGCTTATGAACACGGCAAAAAAATCTACTAATACCCGATTACAGGAACAAGTAGACCATATTGTTAAAACAATCGAAAACGGTTACCAGGTAACAGAAAACGATTATTGGGAAGGCCTTTATGAAGTAGGCGATATTCTCAGCGCTTTCGATTATATCGACGGCTATTACGACGTTGAATACTACGTTAATTCAGACAAGCAAACCGTTAGAGGCGCGCGTTTTATGGTCGCTGGTGGTGGCCCTAATATCTTTATCGACACCAAGTTAAAAACCGTTGAAGGGTATTGGTGGTCTGATAAATATATCGCTAGATATTATGATGATCCTATGGGCCTTGAAGACCTGGCTCAAGAATTGTGGGAGTGCTAATAATGATTAAGCAAGAAACAATCCAAGCGTATACCATTGACCAGCATCCCGATAAAGAGGCCGTTTATTCTTGGATAAGGGATAATTGGCATGATTTAGGCGATTTTGCCGTTAATGACTTTATCGAATCATTAAAGGCGCTAGCTAATGAAATTGACGGTAATTTAGATTATTCCGTTGGCCTTTTCCCTGATCGCGGCGAATCCATATCCTTAACTGGCTATGATGATGAAAAGCTAAAAGCATTAAACCCTGATGATTTACCTTTAACAAGTGTTATCTATGATATTTACGTTATCCAGGCGCTAAAGGAATTCAATATCGAGAATTCTCTTAGCTTTCTACATGATGAGGGCGAATATATCTATTCGGATGAAGGGCTTGAGGAGCTCTGCGAATCGAATGAGTATTACTTCACTGAAGACGGGGCATTTCACTCATGACCATTAAAGCATTAGCGGCTATGGGCCTTTACCTTATCTTTACTAGCTTACTTGGCTATCTAGTCGTCCAATTAAATGACGTTTACCCAATGACCTGGGGCCTAGCAATCGTTTGCTTAGTCTTTTGGGTGGTTATTGTCGGACTAGCTGAGCTGGGCGCTTGGCTATTGATTAAGATGGGGTTGTGAACAATGTACAAGCGCTGGCAATCGCTGCCTATCTGCTAATCCCACCAATACTTTTCTATTTGCTATAACATAAGGCCTTCATTTAGAGGGCCTTTTTTTATGCTTGAACCAAAGAAACCGGAAGACTTTAAACCTGAGATAGCCGAAGACAAAAGAATCTATATTGTTGTTCCTTATCGAGCGGCCCAGGATAAGCGCTTTACTATTCAGAGAATGCGAGCGCTATTAACAATATGCTCATACGCTAATCACAAAGGGAATGCTTGGCCCAGCATAGAAAGAATGGCGGACGACATGGGTATATCAAAGCCAACCATGAAAGCGCATATTGATTGGCTTACTCAACGTGGCTATCTAATAACAATCAACAACAGCTATACAGTAGGTAAACACGCTAAGCCTAGAGCGATAGTCTACGATCCAAATAACCCACCACATCCTGACGATTGGCACCAAGCTAACCAGGATCAACAAGACAAAGAGCGACAAGATAAAACCATTAAAGAACATAAAGATAAGTTAGTGCTTACTAACAAATCAAATGATGAGGTATTAGCTAAACCTACTAGTTTGTATCGTGTGTGGCAGGAAGCCCTGGCAGTCTATGGAATATCTCATCAATACGAAAAGGATATATACACCAAGTTAGCCACCCGCTACACGCTCGAAGACTTCAAAAAAGCCACCCAGGTCTTATTTAAATCCCGAGGTAGGCCACCCGCTAGCGTATCGATCATGTTGCGCTCGTAGAAAAGCACCCTTTGGGGGGGATGGGGTGGTGGGTGCGTCGTATCCCCCTCACGCAAAATTTTCTGAGTTTTTTGGGATTGAGTAAATTCACGCAAAATTTTCTGGAAAATCCTTGATCGGGCTTTTTAGATCGTGCAGAGCAATGTATACGAGAGAGGAGAGGGATATATCGTTTGTGCTGTAGTGGAAGGCAATAGGCTAACTCCCGTCTATTCAGGATTAGCCAATGATTATTGGTTGGTCTGACCGATTAATGGTTAGGGAGCGGATGCTCGACTAATGCTTCAGCCTACGTCAGGAGCGGACTCTGTTCGGCTTGGCATCCCATTAAGGGTTTCCTGTAAGAATTATCGTCGTATAACGTTTATCCCAGACTGATAGGGCCACTGGAGTATCTTGGTAGTTTTTCATACCTTAGGTGGCCTTACAGGAATTGCCTTTTAAAATAATTGTACTACTGCTATATTCCCTGTCAATGACTAAAGGTGCTATATGACAAAAAAGAACGTAATACCTAGCCTTAAAGGATATGGTGGTAGTAAGCCCCGTGTCACTGAGCTAAAAAAGAGCAATACCATTAAGCAGAATAAAGAGGCGATAGCAACAGAAATGTTGTGTATGGCCACGACCTCTGTGCGTGACATCATGGATTGGGATGAGTATGGCAATGTTCGCCTGAAGGCGGCCAAAGATATTCCAGAATATGCCCATAGAGCCATTAAGAAGGTGACTTCTACTATTAGCAAAGATGGTGCATCCACCGTAACGGTTGAATTACACGATAAAGTTCAGACATTGCGTACCTTAGCGAAGGCTGCGGGCTTGTTAGAGGTCGAGCAGAACATGGATAAGCCGTCTGTTATCGGCTTTAACGTCAAAGCACCTGTCGAGATCGAGCAAGAAGCGGAGGTCGTCGATGAGTGATGGCTTTCCTGGTGTTAATGTTGATCTAAGTAGTAGTCCTATTGCGTATAAGTTCCTTCAGGATGACTCCTTTGTAACGGGTATATGTGGCCCTGTAGGTTCTGGTAAGTCCTATGTAAGCTGTTTGAAGGTGATGAAGGTGGCGTTGCAGCAAAAACCTTCACCCAATGACGGGATACGTTATAGCCGCTTCGTTATCGTGCGTAACAGCTACCCTGAGTTGAAGACCACCACCATTAAGACGTGGACTGACATCTTTCCAGAGGATACGTTTGGGCCTCTGCGCTGGACTCCGCCTATAACGCATCACATTAAGCTGCCACCAAGAGGCGAAGCGGCGGGTGTGGACTGCGAAGTCATCTTTATGGCGCTCGACCAGCCAAAAGACGTACGGAAGTTGCTATCCCTTGAATTAACGGGAGCCTGGGTCAACGAGGCACGAGAGCTACCAAAGGCGGTTATCGACGGATTGACACACCGTGTGGGTCGTTACCCGTCAAAACGTGAAGGTGGCGCGACTTGGCATGGTATTTGGATGGATACCAACCCGATGGACGACGATCACTGGTGGTTCAGACTAGCCGAGAAGGAACCGATAACGGGTAAATATGCGTGGAAGTTCTATTCGCAGCCTGGCGGCATCATCGATGTGCCGCAAGAAGAGCTACCGGAGAACCCAGAGGCCAATGATCACGTCTTTGGCGCAGGTAAATGGTGGAAGCTCAACCCTAAAGGGGAGAATCTCAAGAACCTACCGCCTGGTTACTACTTACAGCAGCTAGCGGGTAAGAACCTCGATTGGATTCGCTGTTATGCAGAGGGTAAATATACCTATGTACAAGAGGGAAGACCTGTATGGCCAGAGTATGACGACCAGTTAATGTCAACTGAGGAGATCGTACCTGACCCTAACCTGCCGATTCAGGTAGGACTTGACTTTGGTTTGACACCAGCGGCGGTCTTTGGTCAACGTCATCCGTCAGGACAGTGGCGAGTCTTCCATGAGATCGTCACATTTGACATGGGTCTTGAGCGTTTTGGTAACGAGCTGCTCGCAGAGCTGCAAACTCGGTTCCCTAACTACGAAGTGTTGGTCTGGGGCGACCCCGCAGGTCAGCAGCGTGATGCAATCTATGAGACGACGGCGTTCGAGTACCTACGCACACTGGGCCTAAAGGCACAGCCTACGGCAACCAACGATTTCAAGGCACGTCGTGAGGCAAGCGCTGCACCAATGAACCGTATGGTAATGGGTAAACCTGGCTTGCTAGTACATAAGTCGTGCAAGATGGTACGCAAATCGCTAAGCGGCGGTTATCATTTCAAGCGGATCGCGGTGGGCGCTGGGCAAGAGCGATTCAAAGATTCGCCAAATAAGAACGAACACTCACACGTTGGTGACGCATTTGGTTATTTGCTAGTGGGTGGCGGCGAATACCGCAATATGACGCGCCGCAATACGGCTAGCACAAACAAAACTTTTGTCGCACAGACATTGACAACGGCTGATTTTGACGTATTTGGATGAACCCTTTAGACCTGAATCTTGTCTGTAAGTTGCCACCTGGTGTGGTGATCGTGCCATTTATGCGCGAACATCTAAATAACTTTGTGTTGAATCAGCCTGACTTACAAGGACATGATGAGTCTGAGTTACGTCATCGCATAACGACGCAAGCAGAAGGTGGTCAGGCGATTACGGTAATACAGCGTGGTAAAACGCTTGGTATCTTTGGCTCATCACCCATCTGGACAGGCTTAGAAGAAGGTTGGTTCTTAGTGGATGAGGCAGTAAGACGCTACGGTCTTGCTATGACAAAGGTTGCAAAAAAGTGGATTGCGCTTAAATTTCAAAAAGATAGGTTGAATCGTTTACAAATTACAGTAAGATGCGATGATATCAGAGCGTACAAGTGGGCAAAGTGCTTAGGCTTTTCAGATGATGGTGTAATGAGGCGATTTGGCCCCGATGGTTCTGACTTTTTTATGATGGCAATTACAAAGGATTAAATTATGAGCGCTGTAGTTGAAAAAGTTACAGGCAAAGGCAAACAGCCTACAGCCACAGCTCCAGAAAAAGTTACTGCAACAGCAGCGGACACGCAAGCAGCAATGCAAAGGCAAGCCTCTTTACGAGCACGTCGCGGCATGGGTGGTTTGTTTTCTCGTAGTTTAGGCGATACCCAAGATACATTAGGTGGTTAATGATGAGTGCTATATTTGGTAAACCTGACACTTCGGCTCAAGAAGAGCAGTTAAGAATTCAACGAGAGCAGTTAGAGTCACAAGAGAAGCGTCAACAAGCGCAAACAGCTCGTGAAGGTGCTGCACTTCAGGCTAAAACACTTGCTCGTCAGCGAGGCGGTCGCCGTATGTTGTTAGCTGATCGTGAAGATTCAGAGCTTGGTCTTGGTACGGATATCATATCGTGAAGCAAGAAAAGATTGCTAAAGTGATGAAAGAGTTTGCAAAAGGCAAACTAAAGTCTAGCTCTGGCAAAAAGGTAACAAGTAAGAAGCAAGCTGCGGCTATTGCTTATTCTGAGGCTGAGCGTAAGAAGAAATGACACGCCTTGTCGTAAAACGCGAATCGCTTGGTATCAATACTAAGCATACGTCACCGTCCTATATAGATGGCAATGATGAGCAGGTACTAATAAGCACAGCTTACGGACTACCGACAGTATCTACGCTTGAGGGGCATATTATCCAAGGTGATGCCTATTCTGCTGGCGCAGTATCAACCTCATTGGCTGATGGTGCTAGCTTAGATTTAGCGATTGCGTTTGGTTCTGGCGTTGAAGCAAGAATGAATGTTGAAGGCATTAGTGGCGGCAACGGCATGGGTTACTTCTATGAAAACGCAACCGTGTCAGGCGGAACGCCGTTAGGCTCTATCAACTTAGATCGCAATAGTACTAACACTAGCAACTCCGCTATCTTATTGTCTCCTACTGTAAGTTCAACAGGAACAACGCTAGCCCAGTACATTTTGATTGGTGGTGTTAAAAAGAAAGCAGCAGGTGGCGATGTGTCATCAGCGAGTATTATTCTTAAGCCGCTAACAACTTATTTGCTGCGTTTAACTAACAACAGCGGATCAGCACAGCCCGCTGAAATCATTTTGACTTGGTACGAATAAGGAGCCTGCAATGGCAGAGCCAAAGAAACTCACACCAGAGCAGATTATTAAGCGTCAACAGCTTGCTCAATCTCGCAAAGACAATTTCCGTGACTTGTACGAAGATGCGTACGAGTTTGCATTGCCACAGCGTAACCTTTATGACGGTGACTTTGAGGGCAAAATAGGCGGTCAAAAGAAGATGAGTCGTGTATTTGACTCTACCGCTATTAACTCAACTCAGCGTTTTGCTAACCGTATGCAATCTGGCATCTTCCCGCCACAGCGTAAGTGGTGCAAGCTAGAGCCAGGTAGCGATGTTCCACCTGAGCGTCGATTTGAAGTACAACAAGCTTTAGACGTATTTAATGACAAAATGTTCGATGTGTTAAAGCAGTCGAACTTTGACATTGCGATTGGTGAGTTCTTGCTTGACCTGTCAGTTGGTACAGCAGTGATGCTGGTTCAACCTGGCGATGGCATTACACCGATTAACTTTATCCCTGTTCCTCAGTATCTTGTGGCATTTGAAGAAGGCGCAAACGGTCAGGTAGACAATGTGTACCGTCGTATGCGTATTAAGGGCGAAGCGATTAAGCAGCAGTGGCCTGACGCTGAAATTGATTCTGAGCTACAAAAACGAATTGATGATAAGCCAACTGAAGAAGTTGACTTAGTTGAAGCAACTATTTACGACTATGATCGTGGCGATTATTGCTATCACGTTATTCACCCAAAGAGCAAATCTGAGCTAGTTTACAAGCGCCAGAAGTCTAGCCCTTGGGTAGTCAGCCGTTTTATGAAAGTGGCTGGTGAAATCTATGGTCGCGGCCCAGTGATTACTGCGCTGCCTGACATTAAGACCCTGAACAAGACGCTTGAGTTGTTGTTAAAAAATGCGTCACTGGCTATCACGGGCGTGTACACAGCAGCAGACGATGGCGTATTGAACCCGCAAACAATACGAATCGTTCCTGGCGCGATCATACCTGTTGCGAGGAATGGTGGCCCTCAAGGTGAATCTCTCCGCGCTCTACCACGAGCAGGTGATTTCAACGTAAGTCAGATTATTATCAATGACTTACGCATGAATATTAAGAAAACACTTTTAGATGAATCATTGCCGCCTGACAATATGTCTGCTCGCTCTGCGACAGAAGTTGTCGAGCGTATGAAAGAGCTAGCTCAGAACTTAGGTTCTGCGTTTGGTCGATTGGTCAACGAGACTATGATCCCACTGGTTGCTAAGACACTGGAAGTTATGGATCAGAATGGCATGATTACCCTTCCGTTGAAGGTCGATGGCTTAGAAGTCAAGGTAAGTCCTACTTCTCCATTGGCAGCAGCACAGAATATGGAAGAGGTGAATCAGATTATGCAGTTCGCTCAAATCGCACAAGGTATGGGGCCAGAAGGTCAGTTGGCTGTTAAGACAGGCGACATGATTGACTATGTAGCTGACAAGATGGGTATTCCTGCCGCTATCCGCACAACGCCTATGGAGCGTGAGCAGATGATGATGGAAGCTCAGCAAATGGCGATGGCAGTCCAACAAGCACAAATGCAAGGCGCTAGTCCTATGCAATCGGCAGAAATGGCTGCTGAAGGCATGACTCAATGAGCTGGGACGAAATTGAGCCTGACGTAAGCATTCCAGAAGACCGTAAACGCGACGATCTTGACATCCTAATTGCACGAACATTCTCGACTGAGAATGGGCAAAAAGTGTTGGCATGGCTTCGAGAGACTTATCTTGAGAATCCAAGCTGGCAACCTGGAGCTGAAAGCAGCTACGGGTTTTACCGTGAAGGACAGAATGCTGTCATTCGCGACATTGAAAAACGTATCAAGAGGATTAAAGAATGAGCGAAACCGAAGAAGGCGGTGGCCTGTTAGACGGTGTAGCAGCGGAAGCTGAAACACAAGAAGACAGCACAACCTCTGCTGAAGCGGAAATCAGCCATGTGGCTGCTGACCCTGAAGCGGAGTCAGCAGAACCATTAGAGCGTCCTGATTGGTGGCCAGAGAAGTTCTGGGCTAAGGACGACAATGAACCAATGCTTGAAGAGATTGCCAAATCATACGCAGAGCTAGAAAAGAAGTTCCGTGCTGGTGATCACAAAGCTCCAGAAGACTACACGATGGATGT